AATTTGTGCGTTCTTGCGCCTATGCTTGAAGAAGCTATTAAGCGCATCCCTTATGTGGGTAAGTTGTATGGTTTGTACGAGTTTGCTACGTATGTCCGCGCCGGTGCAAATCCGGTGATGAGGCTGCCAGCGCTCCTCTTCCACAACACGACGATTTCTCTCCCTTACTGGCAAGCCGTTTTGGCCCATGCGAGCTTCAATGCAGCGTGTGTCGCGTCTACGCTAGTAGTGCAAAGTGTGCCAGCACCACCGCTGGTGGGCATTGAGCCCAACCCAGGACCGAGCTTTAGCTCGCTGCGGCACACAATTTCGCGCACGCTCACGCGTAGCGCGAGCTCGCCAGTTGAACGAACACTCGTTAACTGTGCGAGTCTACCGCGACCGAAACGGCTTAAACCAAAAGCCTCAGTAAGTCAGGGAGTCGGTGAGCTTAGAGCTCCTCTTGACCGGAAAGGTCCCCTCGAGTTGAGGGGTAAGCAGTGTGAGTTTGGGTTTAACTCGAAAGGGTATGCCCCGCACGGCTTTGCCAGCAATAAGCATAACGAGGAGCAGTCCTTGTTTGCTCGTGTCTTGTGCGACACACCTCTTCCAACTGAGGATTTGCCAGCATGCATTAGGTGGTGTAAGAAGAATTGGCGTAAAATCTTCCCATACATGCACGAGGTCAAGAGTGTGAGTTTTGAGACGTATTTGGAGAGATCCAATGCCTCACCGAGCGTGAAAAGAACTTTGCGTGCCTGTAAGGCCCGCTCGGACACCGATGGTGTGTGCGAGGACAGTAAGCTTTCGCGACGACAGTTGTATCAGTACACTTATCGATCGTCGTTTGTGAAAGTCGAAAACGATCTGTACTCGTCACCGCTAGGTCGTAAAGACAAGGCACCACGATTGATACAGGGGGCTCAGCCTGAGTTCATTTGTCTCGTGGGGCCTTGGATCATGGCTTTGCAGGACTTGTTGAAGCGTCGGTGGAGTACCGACAATTTTATTTGCTTCACAAGCGGTGTTTCAGCGGAAAAGGCCGCAAACCACGTGATGACAGGCAGGGGTCGATGGCTCGAGGATGATCTCGGCAAATTCGACTCCTCCATTCGTCGTCCGTGGTGTGAGTTTGAAGTGTGGTTGTGCAAGAAAATGGGTGCACCCCGCGCAGTCGTTGATCTTATGACTGCAAACATTTCAACCCACGGTTCAACACACCATGGTTGGCGGTACAAGTGTGACGGCACTCGTAAGAGTGGCGATCCTTACACGTCGTTGATGAATTCTATTGTCAACGGCCTGTCACACCTGTACTTGTATTGTAAGTGGACCAATAAAACGGTTGATCAAGCCCGACATTCCTTGCGAATGCTGGTTCAGGGCGATGACAACTGCATGCGGCACGCCGAGAGGGTTTCTTTTCCTTGGCGTGCAGGCATGGCTGGTTTGGGTTTTGATAGCGAGGCAATTTATCGCAATCACCCGAACGAGGTTGAGTTCTGCTCATGCCGCCTATACCTGGTGGAAGAGGGAGTTTGGGTCTTCGGACCAAAGCCAGGCCGCGTCCTGGCGAAATTCGGGTATATTATCAACCCTCCCGCGAATGTATCGCGCGAGTCCATGATGCGAGGAGTCGCACTGGGCTTGAAGAAGGGATGCTCGTTTATTCCCCCTATTAATAGTGTTATTGAGAGGGTGCTGCAGCTCACCGACGGCCATCAAGCCTGGTTTGAGCGAAAACAATTTGCACCGTTTGCTGAAGAGCCTCTCAAGCCTAAGGTCTACTACAGACCCAGTATTGATGTCATGTTGAATCTGGACATGAATTACGATTGGGACTATGGAAAACAACTGCACTTTGATGCACGTGTTGCAAAGTTGGAGTTCGGCGGCGATCTCGGTAGTTATTCCGAGTTGCTGTTTGACCGTGACACGAGTGGACCTCAGGCCATCTTTGGTGGTTGGGCGCCTCAACAGCGTCCTGAGCCCGTTGGGGCTTAAGGGATTTATAGCCAAGCGGTTCGCCGCCGGTGCTTAACTGCTTGCAGGGCAAATTTTAAAGGAAATGCCATCCTCACCCGGAGATAGTTACACGCGCATAGCGCAAGTGTTGCCTCCACACCAGTACCTCAAAACTGGTGTGTTGTAATGCGGCCACTTCTGGTTTACCAGTGGCTAGGAGTGACGGTCACAAGCCCGTTAAACGCAGAGTGCAACACTGGTACCCATTTTGACTTGAAACTAGCCAAATCCCTAGATGACTTTCACCCTTTAGCAAGGTGACATGTCTGCCCTGGGTTGGCTTTGGGATATTCTTATGGAAGAGCGACCGATTCTTACGGCACTATTAGTTAGGTTATAGTTATTGAACCTACAAAGCCCATGCCTCCTAGGAGGAGTTCAGGTCTGAGTACACAAGTAACCGCCGGGACCACGTGTTGATGCTCGACAGTCAAGCCGAAATTGCCTCTGGGATGGCGAAACAGCGAACACCACGCTGCTAGCCACGTAACGCCCATGCGAGATTAAGCCTCTCACTGTCGATGATGTCCACGTATGTAATCCCGCCGTGTGAAGGAGTGAAAAGCCGAACGTTTTAGCCCAACATGTCGCCGAAACAAATGAAAAACCAGAAATTGAAGCAAGCTGCGCTCAGAGCAGCAGAGAAGAAGTTGGCCAACAAGATTGTGGCCAATGCGCGTCGACCTAAGGCTCGAAGGGGGCGCGCACTTACTGGCCCCGGTGGAAATTTCGCCGGTGGTCGTGGAGCCCTAGGTTTGAGTGGAGGTGGTAGTCGAGCCACCTCACGCCGAACCCAGGTGATTGAAGAGGATGAGTACATTGCAGAAGTGTCCGGGACGGTGGGGTTTGGTACCACTGCTTACCCGTTGAATCCTGGTCAGAGCAGCACGTTCCCTTGGGCTTACAAGATTGCCGCGTTGTACGAGAAGTACGATTTCGAGCAACTGGAGTTTTACTACAAGCGTGAAGTGTCTGAGTATGCCTCGAATGGACAGACCGGAAAGGTTATCCTGTCCTTTGACTATGATGCGTCCGATGCGGCGCCAACGTCGAAGCAACAGGTCGAGGACACGGTGCCCCATGTCGATGGGATGCCTTGTACACCCACCATTCGACTGCCGATTGACTGTGCCTGCATCCGCAATGGCCCAGCGCGGTATGTTCGTCCCGGTGTCCAGCCAACCAATACCGACATCAAAACTTATGATGCCGGCAATTTGTACGTGTCCACGTACGGTTGTGCTGCGACATCCGTTGTCGGAGAATTGCGCGTGCGATATCGCTGCAAGTTCTCCGAGCCAGTGCTTGAGAGCGCTGGCAGCGCGCCCGGTGCCGTTGGAGCCGTAGCCATCTTTTCCAGTTCTGCAGCTGAAGCTAGTGGTGCAACTACTGTTGCTGCTCAGTTGCTGCTGGCGAAGACAGATGCAAACGCGATCACGGCGGTCAATACCGCTGGATCAATCGTTTTGCCGGCTGGCGCGTATGAAGTTGCTGCGAGCAACATCATGACCAACACAAGTCCATCAGACTTTCCTGAAACTTTTCTAGCAATTACCGTTGGCGGCTCAAATGCGTCAACGGCAGCTGGAGCTGCGAATGGGCCAGCCACTTCACCTGCCTCAGTTACTGTGGGGCCGATGAAAGTGGCTTCGGCGTCTCCTATCACGCTGACTTTGAGCGTGATTAATACGTTTTCCGCTGGCACCACTACCAACTTGGGGTATGTGAGGATTACCTATTTGGGCTTGTCTACTGCGATTGCTTTGTCAGTCGTGTCGCCGTCCTTGTCCAACAACGATTTGTTGCTGGCTCGACTTTCTCGATTGGAGAAGTTGCTCGAGAAGGACAGCGAATTTGAGGAGGAAGATGTGCCGAGTGCCTCCTCAGTTAAAGCTGCGCCCTCATCAAGCGCTGCTAGCACGTCTTTGAGTCGATCGACTCTTGACGTGATTGGCGAGATTATTGCTCGCAAGTCTACCAGACAATAGTAGGCGATCCTACCGGCTTGTAGCCATCCGGTAATGATTATTCCCCTGTAAGTGGCTTTTAAGGGTTCGCGACCACATGCTTTGCTAGCAGTGGCCTGATCCTGGCGTTGGTTTGCCCACCAGTTGTAGCATCAGTCGAGCGTTCGCTGCTCGACCTTAGTGTCGCATATAGCGTTCCGGTTTTATGCAATGTTGCCGGCCTGCAGGCTTGGGATCCTGCTTGTATCCACGTGTGTTCTACTCAAGTTGAGCATGTGGTTTTCTTTTTCACTGGTCAAGGTTCGCCCTTGCCGCTGCCAGTGAGTTCCTAAATACTCCTC